CTAGCAGTAGGAACTTTTTCTGCACTGAGTACGACAACCTCCACGTCGAATTTACTAGGGTAGTGGGTGGTGATTGGGCGCTGACATCTGAGTCACACAAAGTTCCTGTAATACGTGTACGTATAAACAAGGAAGAGAAGAAGCCTTACAAGGAAGCTATAACTTCTTACCTTGAGTGGGTGTGGACTATGACTCCTATACTCGACAGTACAGAACATTTTATATGGGAGGCAATACATAAAACACGTCAGGAATGTAGGAATCAGATGAATGACCACTCTGTGTTTAGAAGCGCACTGATGGACGAGGCGCACGAAGCACGCACGCACATGGCAGTTGTTTTCCTATCTGAATACAAAAATAAGATCATAAATGATTTAGATTGGGGTGCCCCTGTTCCCCCACTAACCGATGACCCTAAGAAGTTCCGCACTAGATTCAACGTGTGGATAAATTGCTACGCAGGGTTCAATGAATCATTTACAGAGTTTAGGGGGTAAGACGATGGAACATTACTTATATGATGAGGGCTTTAATAAGGCTAAACTAGTACGTGTTGACGCCTTACGTGGTGATACCTTCCAACACAAATTAGAATTAGGTATTGTACCCTCTCAATTCAGTGAGTTCGCAAGCCAAGTACAGAAAGCCTTTCGTGGGTGTAAGCTACGCGCTCATGCGGATGGAGGACAAGCCATGCATGTATATATGGATGGTGACACGTATACGATGGGTAGTATATGGATAGTAGAGAATAGTATTGAGGGAGACATTCAGTACGTTGTTAGTTCTATTAAGGTACGGAACAACAAGCACAATAGTTGGAAGAGTGAGTTCAGGCAGTGCCATAGTATCAACCTTAAAACAGCGGTAAAGAACGCTAAGAAATACTTACTACGTTTAACACCTATAGGTATAGCGAGGGCCACGTCACATCACTGCTACGGCCAGATATCCACCTACCGAGATAACCAAGCACGGAAGATGGAGAAATTGTTTACGGACGTGTTTGCTTTTGGGTTTTCGCGGAGTGGTAAATTACCACAACACATAAAGGAGTTGTTCCTTCTATCAGAGGTCAAGCATACGTTCTTAGACCTAGAGTGGAGCGCCCAGTTGTCTACCACGCATGCCGAGTACAGGAACTACATGCAGACAATGGAGGACTGTAATAAGGATATGTATTGCGTACGTGTATACGAGCGGTTGGGTGCGCAGGTTTTTGATGTATTACAGACTAAGTATCACACTTCTGTTTACGAGACTACTCGCGGTGCTACCTTCTTAGGTTCCATGACTGAGGAAGAGTTGCCAGAGGGTGTGTTAAATAAAGTATCCGCTATGGCTATATGCGCCTACGAAGAGTTCGTGCCGTGCATAGGGTATCGTTTCGATGAGAATATATTTTATGTCACACAATGACACGTTTAAGTACGGTGAATACAATATGGGAAATGTTTACCGTGTATCAATACAGAGCGATGAGAATAGTATTGAGGTGGCATGTATAGGCATGAATTGTGTTGACGCAAAGGCCGAAGGGTTATATGATCTTACTAAACCGTTACCGAAATGGTTGGAAGATAAGTTAGCGGTGTTGATGTTATGTGACCCTACGCCCCCCACTGTATCGGTAGACGGTATTGGTAGGCGTATTGACGAACACACTTTTTGGGTAGACGGACAGTGAAGGAACAGGTCTCAAATGAGCACTAGACAAGGAGCCACCAATGGCGATGACACCGGAAGGAAAGGTAAAGAAGAAAATAGTTGAGCAGTTAAAGGCGTTAGGGTGTTACTACTTTTTCCCTGCTACAGGTGGATACGGTAAGAGCGGAGTACCTGACATAGTAGGTTGTTACAAAGGTAAGTTCTTTGGTATCGAGTGTAAGGCAGGTAAGAACATGCCAACAGCTTTACAGGAAAAGAATCTCAGAGAGATAAGCGAAGCGCACGGAATCGCGTGCGTAATTAATGAAGATAGCATGAACGATGTTGAACTAATCCTAGGAGGATAATATGAGTATAAATGACGTAACCCCCGAAGATTGGGATAAAGTACGCAAAGAGCACCCTGCTATAGTAAAAGAATCCATAGATTACAAACCCTATATTGATATGGCTATGCAAGAAGCGCACGCGCTAAACGAAGACATGGTAAACAGCCCAAGTCACTATACCTCTACTAAGTCCGTAGATGGCAAGGTCGAATGCATTGAGGCTATACAAGAATCTATGAGTGCAGAAGCATTCAAGGGTTACTGCAAGGGTGCGGTACTGAAATACCTTTGGAGATACGAACGTAAGGATAAGTCGTTAGAGGACTTAAAGAAAGCGCAGTGGTACCTAAACAAGTTAATAGAGGAAGTTGAAAGTGAGTATGAGTATGAGTAAGGGTAGTCGCCAACGTCCAACGGCAGACACATTTAGGGACAACTGGGACAAAATATTTAATAAACCGAAGAGGCAACAACCGATGAATGTATTGAATGGTGTAGAAATTAGTTCTGATAACTTGAGACGATTGTATGAATACTTTACTGATCCTGCGCAGGGTGGTAACACAATAAGATACACCTCCAAGGACACAGGGGTACCCATAAAGGAGGTAAAAGCGTTTTATAAAGTGTTTGAAGTTGGTATGGGGTAGCTAATGGATTTAATAACCGTAGACTTTGAAACGTATTATGACAAAGACTACTCTTTGCGCAAGATGACAACTGAGTCCTACATCCGTGATCCTCGTTTTGAGGTGATCGGTGTAGGTGTTAAGGTAAACAACGGAGATACGGAGTGGGCCAGTGGAACACACGAAGACATTAAGCGTTACCTTCATACATTCGATTGGGAGAATAGTGTTTTACTCGCTCACAATACTTTGTTTGACGGGGCTATACTATCTTGGATATTTGATGTTCATGCTCGCTTACTTACTGACACTCTATGTATCGCACGGGCTTTACATGGTATCGAGGTTGGCGGCTCACTTGCGGCACTGGCTACGCGCTACGGTATAGGAGAGAAAGGTACAGAAGTACTAGACGCGTTAGGTAAAAGACGCGGAGACTTTACTGAGTCAGAGTTAGATAAGTATGGGGACTACTGCGTTAACGATGTGGAGTTAACCTATAAGTTGTTTAACCGTATGGGTAAAGGGTTCCCAAAATTGGAAATACGACTCATAGATTGCACACTGCGTATGTTCGTAGAGCCTATACTAGAGTTAGACCTAGGATTGTTGGAGCACCACCTAGAGAATACTAAACAGATAAAAGAAGACATAATAGTTTCATCAGGTGTTACTAAGAAAGAGTTGATGAGTAATCCTAAGTTTGCCGTACTGCTAGAAGCTAGGGGCGTAATACCTCCTATGAAGACGAGCCTTACTACAGGCAAGCAGACGTACGCGTTCGCTAAGAATGATGAACCGTTTAAGGCTTTGTTAGACCACGCAGACCCTTACGTGCAGACACTTGTAGCCTCACGGCTAGGCACTAAGAGTACGTTAGAGGAAGCACGTACTGAGAGGTTTATAGGTATAGCTAAACGTGGGCTTATGCCAGTACCTATCAGGTACTATGCCGCGCATACAGGTAGGTGGGGAGGTGATGACAAGATCAACATTCAAAACTTACCTAGCCGTGGCGTTAATGGTAAGAAGTTAAAGAACAGTATGCTTGCCCCCGAAGGGTACATGATGGTTGATTGTGACTCTTCTCAGATTGAGGCGCGAGTATTAGCGTGGCTTGCAGGGCAGGATGACTTGGTACTAGCGTTTGCTAATGGGGAAGATGTTTATATAAAGATGTCCTCTAAGATATATAACATACTTGAAGAACAAGTTAGCAAGGAGCAACGCTTTGTAGGGAAGACTACAATCCTAGGTGCAGGTTATGGTATGGGCGCAGGACGGTTCACTGAACAGTTAAAGTCTTTCGGCACGGCTATGGATTTGGAAGAAGCCCGTAGGGTAGTAGCTATATACCGCGAAGCGAACTGGAAGATAAGCCACTTCTGGCGATTATGCCAGAACATGTTGATAGAGATGTCTCGCGGCAACTCAGGTAGTTTCGGCCCAAACGGTATAGTCAGGTATGGCGTAGATGATAAGAACGGATGGATACTATTACCCTCTGGACTCAGGATGCGGTATGACGACTTACAGTATGAGCAAGGTGAGCGTGGCCCAGAGTTTAGTTATAAGACTCGACGTGGACGTACGCGTATATACGGGGGCAAGGTAACAGAGAATGTGTGCCAAGCCATAGCTAGGTGTATAATTGGAGATCAAATGTTAGCGATAGCCAAACGCTACAAGGTAGCACTCACTGTACACGATTCTGTAGTATGCTGTGTACCAGAGGACAAACTAAAAGAGGCGACCGACTTTATAGAAGGTTGTATGAAGACCACTCCTGTTTGGGCAGAGGGCTTACCTATTACATGTGAGTCAGACAGTGGCAAATCTTACGGAGAGGCGGCGGGATAATGGGTAAAGTAACAGACATGAACAAATTTAGACGTAAGTTAGAAGAAGGAGTTATAGACGACCCTAAGACCGAGGGAGATTACCTAACTATAATTCTTGGAGAAGATAAGGAGGGACGGCCTTTAGTATGCATAGAGCAGTGCGAGGTGGAGGGTAGTCACGAGCATAAAGAGCGTATACTGATTAACGGTGACATGATGAACTCACTCATAGAGGAACTCATCAACGTGTCAGAGATCATTGATAGTGGAGGTAAAGTACATTGAGTATTGCACCGTGGTCGTTCTCAAAGATCAAATCATTTGAGCAGTGCCCTAAGAAGTTCTACCACTTAAAAGTGTCAAAGGACTACAAGGAACCTGAGACAAGTGCCATGCTATACGGGACTGCGGTACACCTAGCGGCAGAGGAATACATTAGGGACGGTAAGGAGTTACCCCCTGAGTACGCATACTGTAAAGATGTGTTAGATGTACTCAATTCTAAGGAAGGTGAGAAAGTATGTGAGATGAAGATGGGACTCACCGAAAACCTAGAGCCATGCGGATTCTTTGATGATGAAGTTTGGTGGAGGGGCATAGCAGATTTAGTCATAGTAAATAAGAAAACTAAAACGGCGTGGGTTATAGACTATAAGACTAGTAAAAACGCTAGGTACGCAGACAAAGGGCAGTTAGAACTAATGGCTCTTGCGGTGTTTAAGTTTTTACCTGAGATAGATTTCGTTAGGGGTGGTCTGGTTTTCGTAGTTTGTAACGAGTTAGTACGAGATAGCTACAGCAGGGCGGACGAACCTAAGTTGTGGTCTAAGTGGCTATCGGATTATAGCCGTATGGAACAAGCATTTAAAAACAACGTATGGAACGCTCACCAAAGCGGTCTATGTAAACGTCACTGCATAGTGACTGAATGTGTACATAACGGGAGAAACTAATGCCCTACAAGAATAAAGCAGATAGAAAGAGACAAAATAATCCCCCTGTAGGCAGTGCCGAGCATGAACGACGAATGGAAAGACAACGTGCTCGACGTGCTATGGACAAGAAAGGTAAAGATGCTAACAAGAACGGCAAAGCAGACAAGCGTGAAGGTAAAGATGTAGCGCACAAGAAAGCATTGAGCCGAGGTGGTAGCAACAAAGATGGTGTTACGGTACAGAGCCGTAAGAAGAATCGTTCCGAAGGTGGGGCGATGAGTAAAGGTTAGATTCGTGTGTGTGTGTGTGACGCGTGCTTGATGCGTCTTTAAATAATACTGTGCCCTTTGTTTCCTTCGGGGTTTATTAATGCAGTATAAAATCGAGTAGTTCAGGTTTAGAATGTTGACCCATAGTCAGACCTAGCCCTATCTGTGGACGAAGCAGGGCCACTAAAGGGCTGTACGGTTATTCAGTTATTCAGTTATTCAGTTATTCAGTTATTCAGTTATTCAGTTATTCAGTTATTCAGGTTATTCAGGTTATTCAGGTTATTCAGGTTATTTAGTATTAGGTATTAACAGAATATGTAGGTGTTAATACAATAACAAGTTAGCGTGTAGTTGCGCTAATTTTTTACTTTCGTGTGACGTGGACACCCACTTCACGCTATTTTGCATCGGAGAAACAAATGCGTCC